ATGAAGTCTTTTACTGCAAGTTGTACTTGTAATATTGACTTTGGTGGTGGAGATGATATTATTGATGGTGCTGCACTAGATGCTGCTGCTGGTACATACCTTGCAAAAGGTACTAACGGTGAAGCTAACGTAGTAAGTACAGGTTCAGCTTCAACATTTGCTGCTGAATCACTTGCTTGCGTAGGTGCTGCAGATACCATTGATGTAACTATTGCTGGTGCGGCTGCTGCTACTGGACGCTTGCGTGTCTATGCAGTAATTGCAGATGTTTCGGCTGCTCACACTGAGGCTGCAGCAGCACAACGTGACCTTCTGTAATAAACCTACATACTTTGGGGCTGGCTATATGCTGGCCCCATTAGTGTATCAAACTTATGCAACAAAAAACTCTTGGGGCATAAAAAATTTATTAAGGAAACATAATGGCTCTTACTTTTCTTTCATTAACTAATAGTGTTATTACACGCATGAATGAAGTAGAGCTTACTTCTGCTAACTTTTCTAGTGCTAGAGGTGTACAGATACAATGTAAGAATGCTGTTAATGAATCAATACGATACATCAACCAACGTGAGTTTGGATATTCTTTTAATCACGCTATTAATTCTTCTACCTTAGTAGCAGGACAAACTAGATACACGGTTCCTACAAGCACAAAGTCTATTGATTATAGTACAGCTAGAATTAAGAAAAGCACTGACCTTAATGTGACAGGTAATAGCCTATCAAAATTGAACTATAATGAATATATTGAAAAAGACTATGCCAATAATGAAGATGATGTTTTTGCTACAACGCTAAACGGATCACATTCTAGTAGCGTAACTACGTTAACCCTTACTACTACTACAGGGATAGACGCTACAGGTACAGTACACATAGGTAGTGAGCAAGTTACTTATACTGGTGTATCAGGTAATGACATTACTGGCTGCACACGTGGGGCTAATAACACTACTGCTGCCACACATGCAGATGGTGTTGCTGTCACACAGTTTGAAGATGGTGGTGTACCTAGAAGCATTGTAAGAACCCCTGACAACAACTATCTATTGCATCCCTACCCAGATAAAGCTTATACGCTTGCTTTTGATTACTATACTTTTCCTGCAGACTTATCTGCACATGGAGATACAACAAGTGTACCTGATAGGTTTGGGCCTGTAATAATAGATGGTGCTACAGCTTATGTGTATCAGTATCGTGGTGAGTTAAATCAATACCAAATAAACTTTAGTAGGTTTGAACAAGGTATTAAAAACATGCAGAGCTTGTTAATTAATAAGTTTGACTATATTAGATCAACTGTAATTAATAGGCCACGTGGTTCTGTTAACTTTATGTCAGGTGTTAGTTAATGCCAGATATTTCGCAAACACAACCAGTAGCATTTAATTGTGAGGGTGGTTTAGTTTTAAATCGTTCTAGCTTTTTAATGGACCCCGGACAAGCAATAGAGTTAGAAAACTTTGAACCTGATATTGAAGGCGGGTATAGAAGAATAAACGGATATACTAAATCTATTAATCAAGTAGTTCCTATTACAAGTACTAGTGCAGAAGAGCCTTTGATGGTAGCTTCTTTTAATAATAAAATATTAGCAGCTAGAGGTGAAAAGATATTTTCATCTTCATCTACACAATTAGCTATTCGTATTGCATCTAGTACAGCTATGACAGGTTCTGGTTCTATAACTGTAGACTCTACTACAGGTTTTGCTTCTAGTGGTACACTTCAAATTGACGATGAAAAGTTTACATACACAGGAGTTACTTCAAACTCTTTTACTGGTGTAACTAGGGCTACCTCAAGCACTACTGCTGCAGATCATATTACAGATAGTTTTGTATCAATAGATTGGACAGAAATAGATACGGGTAGAACAAATGCTAAAAAGTACCATTTTGAAAGATTTAATTTTGATGGTAATGAAAAAATTATTTTTGTAGATCAAGTCAATGCTCCCGTAGTTTTTAATACTTCTTTGTCTGCCACAGATGTTACCGATAGTAGTGTAGCAGGTGCAACTGTTGTAGCAGCATATAGAAACCATATGTTTTATGCAGGTAAATCTACTACACCACAAGAAGTAATATTTAGTGAACCTTCTAATGAAGATGGGTTTAACTCTGGTAACGGTGCAGGTAGCATTCAGGTAGATGATACTATTGTTTCCTTAAAAGTTTTTCGTAATAGTTTATTTATATTTTGTGAAAACAGAATATTTAAACTAACAGGTTCATCTAGTGCTGACTTTGTTGTAGAACCAGTAACAAGAAATATTGGATGTATTAATAGCTTTACTGTACAGGAATTTGCAGGAGATTTAATTTTTCTTGGGCCAGATGGCTTACGTACTATTGCGGGTACAGAACGTATTGGGGATACAGAGCTAGGCACAATAAGTAAAAACGTACAATCTATATTTGATAAAAACATTAAAGACTCAGTAGAATTTGATAGCATAGTTATACCTGACAAAACCCAATATAGAATATTTTTTAATAAATCAGGACAGGCTGCAAGTCTTTCTAGGGGAGTAACTTGTGTTTTAAAAAAAGATGGCTTTGAGTTTTCTGAATTAAAAGGATTTAAAACTACTTGTACGGATTCTTTTGTAGAGAAAGGCGATATTATTGCCTTGCATGGAGATATAGACGGTTTTATACATAGACAAGAAGTAGGAAGTACTTTTGATGGTACAACTATAAAAGGTAAATATAGAGGTCCAGACATGGTGTTTGGAGATTCTGGTATACGTAAGCATATGCAAAAGGTTATTATTAACTATAGACCTGAAGGAAGTGTTGACGCTGATTTAATTGTACGTTATGATAATGAAGATAAAAACTCAGCTAGGCCAGCAGTATATCCTTTTTCTACAGATAACTTAACCTCATCTTATGGAACGGCATTATATAGTACAACCTCTAGTGCTATTCAATTTACTTATGGTGGAGGAAGAGACCCTTTAGATAGAAAGTCTGTAGAAGGGTCAGGTTTTTCTGTAATACTTAAAGTAGAAGATGATGGAACAAGCAATCCATATTCTTTAAAAGGGTTTCAGCTAGAATATCAATTAGGAGCAAGACGTTAAATGGGTGCTACATACACAAGACAATCATCATACGCAGAGGGCGATACCATTACAGCGGCTCACACTAATGATGAATTTGATCAGCTACTAGCTGCGTTTGCCGCAAGCACAGGACACACACATGATGGTACTGCAGGTGAAGGTGGTCCCATTAGTACAATGGCTGGTCATGCTTTAACGTTTGGTGCAGGTACTGCAGGTACAGACATTACAGTAACCTTTGATGGTGAAAGTAATGACGGTGTACTAAAGTGGATGGAGGATGAGGATTACTTTGAGTTTTCTGATGATCTACTTATTGCGTCAACAGAGAAGATTCAGTTTCGTGATACTGGCCTCTATATTAATTCTAGTACTGACGGCCAGCTTGACATTGTAGCAGACACAGAAGTACAAATTGCTGCTACTACTATTGATATAAATGGTGCAGTAGATGTGTCAGGTAATCTTACTGTAGGCGGTAACTTAGATGTTACAGGTACATTTGATCTTAGTGACTCTAACTTTACTAATGCAGGTGACATTCAACTAGATAGTATATCTGGTGATGGTGATACAAACACAAGTATAACATTTAGTGGCTCAGATGTAATCACTGTTGCTACTGGTGGGTCTACTGCTTTTACTGTAAATGCTTCTCAACTAATTACTGCTAGTGCTGGTATTACTTCTACTGCTGCTGCAAATACTTTAGGTGCTACAAGTTTTAATGATGCTAACATTACTAACGTAGGTAGTATTGCCCTTGATACTATTACGAATGATGGTACAGATATTACACTAGATTCTTCTGGTGACATTATACTTGACGCAGATGGTGGTGATGTATTTGTAAAAGATGCAGGAACAACCTATGGCTCACTTACTAATAGCTCTGGTAACTTAGTTATTAAGTCAGGCACAACTACAGCCTTAACATTTAGTGGTGCTAATGCTACACTAGCAGGTGATCTTACCATTGGCGGTGATGACCTTACAATGGCTACTAATACTTCTGGTGCTTTACTTATTGCTGATGGTACAAACTTTAATCCTACTGTAGTAGGTGACTTATCAGAAATTAGTACAGTAGCTAATGATGATGTATTTCTTGCTGTTGATACTTCTGGTGGTGGACTTAAAAGAATTGCACGTAGCACTATAGTTTCTGGACTTGCTACATCAGGCGCTCTTGGTAACGTAGTAGAAGACACATCACCACAACTAGGTGGAAACCTAGATATGAATGGTGCTGACATTGTTACAACTTCTAATGCAACTCTTGACTTAGCTCCGAATGGAACAGGTACAGTTGTTGTACGGGGTAATACTAATTCAGGTGCCATTGTATTTAACTGCGAAAGTAACACCCACGGTCAAAAAGTATTTGGGCAACCACACTCAGCAAGTGTAACTAATACTCTTATGTTACCTGCAGGTGCTGATTCTACTTTAGTATCACTTGTATCAACAGACACACTTACTAACAAAACACTTACATCTCCTGTAATTAACACAGGTACATTTGGTACATCTATTCTTCCTGTAAGTGCAGATGGAACAACACTAGGTTCTGCTTCTAAAGAATTTTCAGACTTATTTCTTGCAGACTCTGGTACAATTCAATTTGGTAATGATCAAGACACAATATTAACTCACACAGATGGTACAGGATTAACTTTAAATTCAACAAATAAATTATGTTTTAATGACGCTTCGCAATTTATTCAAGGTGCAAGTGCAACAGTATTAGATATAGCTGCTACAGATGAGATAGAATTAACTGCCACACTTATTGACGTTGTTGGAAATTTAGCAGTTTCTGGTACAACAACTATTTCTGGAAACTTAGTATTTGGCTCTGCTACGGTTACAGAAGCACAATTAGAAATTTTAGACGGTGCAACAGTCACTACAACAGAGTTAAATATTCTTGATGGTAGTGCAACAACACAAGCTGAAGTTACACTAGCTGCAACAGACGGTGTTGTAATTAGTGATGCTGATGTAATGAAACAGTGTCTTGTTAGTGACTTTGATACATTCATGGCAAGTACAACTAAGACACTTACAAACAAGACTTTAACCTCTCCTAAGATTAACGAAGACGTAGCAGTAACTTCTACAGCTACAGAGTTAAACTTGCTTGATGGAGTAACTGCAACTACTGCAGAGTTAAATATTCTTGATGGCGTAACTTCTACTGCAGCAGAGTTAAACTTGCTTGATGGAGTAACTGCAACTACTGCAGAAATAAATTATTTAGACGGTGTTACTTCTGCTATTCAAACGCAATTTAATAATATAGGTGGTGGAGAGGTTCAAGTTTGGGCCTATGTCACAATGTCAGGTAGTACACCATCACTACAAGCTAATGCAGGTGTTTCTAGTATTTCTGATCTTGGCACAGGCACATTTCGTGTTAATATGTCTGTCACAAGAAGTAGTGAGTATTACGCAATTTCCGGCAGCGCATGGAGCGACGAGTTTCTTCAGGCGAGGCCAGAATCGTCCAATCCTACAACTAGATTTTGGGTATATTGGATTAATGATGCTGGGTCGTTTACCGATCCCAACTTTTCATGGTCTGTAATGTCAGCGGGGAGCAATTAAAATGAAAGATATAGTTGTAGTTTTTAAACAAGATAATGGGTCTGTAGGAATGTTAATACCTTCAGAAAATTGTGGATTGACGTTAAATCAAATAATATCTAAAGATTTAGATAGTGGCACCCAGTATAAAATAGTAAACCGTAGCGATATGCCTGCCGATAGAGAATTTCGGGATGCTTGGGAAATGGATTTTACAGATGCGGATATTGTATCATGATAACAATTAATCAAACAAAGAAAAACGATATTACAGAAGAACGTAACAAAAAAAAGCGTTTAGAAATGTTAAATGAAACAGACGTTTATGCTTTGTCTGATGTAACAATGACAGATGCTATGAAAGCGTATCGTCAGGCGTTGAGGGACATTACATTACATTCCAACTGGCCTAATCTTGAAGATGCTAATTGGCCTACGAAGCCTTAATGTAATGGATATTAACTGGACAGTAGTAACAATAGTTGGTGCTTTATTAGCTCAAGGTGCAGCTATTGTCTGGGCAGTATCCAGCATGGTATCAGACATTAAGTACAACAAGGCTACTATATCAGAAGTACGTACAGAAAATGCTAGACTAGCTAATGATATCCATGAGAATGACGTAATGATTGCACGTATTGATGCAAATGTAGAAGCAATTAAGGAAGCATTAAATGTGGTTACGACTAATCACGCAAAGAGATAGTTAAATGATTGACCCCGTTACAGCTTTTGCTGCAGCTAATGCAGCCTTTAAAGGGGTCAAGATGCTAGTAGGTGCTGGTAGAGAGATACAGGATGTATCACAGCAACTAGGTAAGTGGTACGGTGCAGTAGCTGATATTACTAGGGCTGAGTCACAACGTAAGAAACCTACATGGTTAGATAAAGCTACACAAGGCTCTGAGAATATAGAGCAACAGGCAATGGACATTATCGTTCGTAAAAAGACATTGCTTGAGAAAGAAAAAGAAATAAAGTTTATGTTAGACTACAGGTTTGGTCTTGGTACATACGATGAAATGTTAGGGATGCGTAGGCAAATACGTAAAGAACGAGAAGAGACTATATATAAAGCTATGGAAACTAAAAGACAAATACAGAATAACTTAGCTATATGTACCCTATCGTTTCTAATCATTAGTGTATTAGGTGGGGGTATATATCTGATAGCACTAGGAATTGGTTGAAATGATTAATCTTGTTGTGTTACCCCTTGTATTAGCAGGGCTGTTAAGTAGACCTGAGTTTGTACAATGTCACTTAGCAAAAAGAGTTAAGATACAAAAAGAAATGGTTTGCATTTACCGTGGACCTAATGGTACAATAGGATATCACTACCCTATGTTTAAATTTAGTGAATGCCCTAAGACGTATATGTGCAGATACACACCTAACGCTAAGAAAAAAGTTAGTGTGCAAGACATACTAGACGGACTAAAAGAAGGTTTTGAATAATGGCACTTACACCAGAAGAGCAAATGCAGCAGTTTAATGACAAATCAACAAGTCAGGTGCAGCAATATAATGAGCAACAACAAGTAGTAACACCCTCTGCCTCTACGGGTAATGCACTTGGTGTACCTGCTTCTAGGGGTGGTGTACCTAATCAACAAGCCACACAAATAACACCTGAACAAATGGCTGCACAACAGCAAGCAAATGCTGCACAAAATTCATATACTCCTACGCAACAACCTGCCGCTGTGATACGTGCAGGACAACCTTCTGCACAACAAAATGTTGCACAACAACCTGCCGCTGATGCCATTCAAGCTCAGATGCAACAACAACAACAAATTAGTAATGCTATGCAGGAAAGGTTTGGTGAAAGAGGCAAACCAGATAATTTTATCCCAGAGTTTGAATCTAAAATTAAAGCATTACAAGATAACATGAAAGCTACTAATTCAGCTTTCTTTACATCTAAAGGAATAGCTGAGGGTGATTATCCAGCTATGCGTAAGTATATGAGAGATAATCCTAATGCACGACAAGAATTAAATGCTGTATTACAAACTGATCAACAACAGGTAGATGCTCTTACTCAGCAGTTAGAAAGCAATCCAGCGTTTCAGGCATTTCAAACAGAAGCACGTGAATATCAACAACAACTAGAAAGTGATGGAACTAAGGGACGTGGTGGTGACTTTATAGGTGGTCCTGAGCGTAGAATCCCGGAAGATCAGGATCCTGTGGATATTTTGCAACCTGATCCTGTCTTAGAACAACCACCTACCACAGATAGTCCTAAAGCTTTTTCTCCGCAACAAGATAAATTAGATGTAGTCAATCAAGAGCTTGCTGATTTGTATGCAAATAAAGACACTGACGTTCCCGGCCCTGAATTAAAAGGAGAAGCAAGAACAAAAGCTCTTGATGATATTAATCAGTCACTTCTAACGGTTATGCAAAGCAATACTTATGATGAAAAATATGATTTAGTTCCTCCTTATGGAGAAGTAAATATAGCCGACTCAGTGGCCCTTCTGCGATTTCAAACTAATCAGCCTGTAGATCAAGCTGTAACAGATAAAGCGAATGCCCTTTTAGAATCAGCAAGGGGTACTGTTAAATTAGGAGCGCCTAGAGACTACATACCGATTGACTCTAGTGAATTACCTGAAGGCTTCACTGTCCCTGCAGAGGGTGTACCTACAGAAGAAACTGTTGAAGTGTTTCATAACCCTATAACAGGTGAGACTTTTACTGCTACAACAACTGGTTTCGGTGTACCTGCAAATAGTGATTGGGTAAGGGGTGCGCCTCCTGAAGGGCAGTGGGATGCAATTTCTGCTAAAACTAAAGAGCAACAAAAAGCTAGTTTGGCAGCTATGGGAGAGGGTCAACAAAGACTCGTAAGTACTGCAATTAAAAACCCTGAAAATTTGGCGCGAAAAGCAGCCGTGGCTACAATAGACCCTGATGCTGCAGGTACTATGATTGCAGCGGGTACAGGTGATGCAGGTGCTACAACAGATATAACTGCAAAAACAATAACTGATGGAGAATCTGCTGATACTCCTGATGATATTACAGCAGCAACTTATGATGCAGACAAGTCACTGACAGATGTTAAAGATGAACTTAGTGACGTAGAAGCTGCACAAGATGGCGATGTTACTAGAGATGTTACTGGGGCTGTTGGTACTTTGTCAGAGGGGGCGCAGCCTGTTGGCGCAACTATGGACCCTGATTTTGATGCTGATATAGCGGCAGGAAAGCGGGTAGTAGGTGATAAAGAACTTGTAAAAGCACAAGGTCAAGATGCAGAAGCAATTAAAACAGCTATAGCACAAGGAGAGGCGGCTGCACCTATTGAAGCAGCACAAACTACGGTAGGTACTAAAGAGATAGCTAAAGCGGCTCAAATAGCTGAAAAAGATATGGCTACAGCCGAGGCTATGACAATGGATGGTTTAGCCGATGACGCTGTAGCTGTCGCTAAAAAGATGGAAGCCTTCACTATAGATGACGGTACACTAGCTGAATTTAAAGAAGGTAAGATTGAAGCACAAGATACTGTACAAGGTCAACTTACTAGCTTGATGGCTTCGTTTGATGATGGCACACCTGCATGGGCTGCAGGGGCTATGAGGGCTGCTAATGCGGCTATGGCAACAAGAGGGCTTAGTGGTTCATCTATGGCTGCTGCTGCTATTGTACAGGCTGCTATGGAGTCTGCTTTACCTATTGCAATGCAAGACGCTGATACTTTCCGTTCAATGAAGTTAGACAATCTTGGGCGTCAACAACAAATAGCTCTAACTAATGCCGCTGCACAGCAAGGCGTTAAGTTACAGAACTTTACTGCTGAACAGACAGCTATGCTTCAGAACTCGCAGAATGCTTTTTCTTTACAGACACAAAATCTAAGCAACATGCAAGCTGCAGTTATAGCTACTGCTCAAATTAAAGCCTCTTTGCAAGGTAAAAATCTTGATAACCAACAGCAAGCTAACTTGGCTGAAGCTGCAAGGTATGCAGAGGTTAATAACCTTAATCTTAATAATCGTCAGCAAGCTTTACTGCAAGATAGCTTGAATAATACCCAAGTATCTCTTGCTAATCTTAGTAATAGACAAAAAGCTTACACTACAGACGCTAATCTTGCAGCAGCTTTACAGGGACAGCAGATTGACAATAAACAACAAACTGCTGTTTTAAATTCTGCTAGGTATACGGAAGCTAATAACTTGTCTTTCTCTTCCGAGGAGAGAGCTGTATTACATAACTCGGAACTTATGACATCTATAGGGCTTGCTGAATTATCTAATAAGCAATCTGCTACATTGCAAAAAGCAGCAGCTTTTGCCTCTATGGATATGGCTAATCTAAGTAACCAACAGCAAGCTCAAGTGGAAAACGCTAGAAACTTTCTGCAGATGGATTTAGCTAATTTATCTAATGAGCAGCAAGTGGAGATTTTTAAGGCGCAGTCAATACAACAGTCAATTCTTAGCGATACAGCAGCGTCTAATGCTGCCAAGCAGTTTAATGCTTCTAGTGAAAATCAAACAAATCAATTCATGGCTGACTTAAAATCTACTACCGATAGGTTTAACGTTACTCAAGCTAATGCTATAAAACAGTTTAACGTAAGTGAGGAAAACGCCATAGCTACGTTCAACAAAGAACAGGCAGACGCAAGAGATGAGTTTAATACTAAGAATGCTTTAGTTGTGGCGCAGTCTAATGCATTGTGGAGACAGTCAGTAGCCACTGCTAATACAGCCGCACAGAATGAGGCTAACATGCAGTTAGCTAAAACTGAGAACGCCTTTACAGCCAGTACATTAGATCAAGTATGGCAAAGGGAGCGTGATTTGTTAAGCTATGCTTGGCAAGCAGATAATAACGCTTTAGATAGAATTAATAACGTTATTCTTGAAGATATGAGACTAGATACTGCAGCGTCTAATAATGCAGCTACGATTGCTGCTTCAGAAAGAGTAGCAAGGTCTAATATGTGGGGGCAGGTTGGCGCTGCCGCAGTAAAGGGTGCAGACCTGTTTGGCACCTAATAAACACTAGGATTATACAATGAAATTTTTAAGTAAAGAAAGAATGGAGTTATTTGAGGAGAGCCTCAAAGACGGCCCTAAAGTAGCCGCTGATGTTATACAAGATGCTGCAGAAGAAGCAGGTAAAGGCAGAGGCTTAGGCGCACAAACTAAAAAAAGAAAGACTCCTAACTTTGCTGTGAGTGGCGCAGGGGATGCCTTGTATGAAGAGAGCCAAAGGTCTCTAGATTTACTACAAAAGTCCCAAGAAGATACACAAGAGCAACAAAGACAAAGTATTAATGATATTTTAGCTGTGGTTATGTCAGACATTGAAAAAGAGACTAAGAAGTCTTTACCTAAAGGTGATACTTTAGGTGAGGCTAACTACCTTACTCAAGAAGAGAAAAAACAAAGAGGTAGGCTTGGCCCTGTAGCTGAAAAGCTAATGACTTCTAAAGAGTCAGGTAGTGGAGGTTATGACGCTCTCTATGACCAAGCTCAAAAGAGTACTTTTAAAGAGTTTAAACCTACTGAGATGACTATAGGCGAAGTCTTAGAATTTCAAAAGAAAAGAGGTCAAGGCTCTTACGCATCCTTTGTGAAAGCTAACAACCCAAAAGGTACGCTTTCTACTCCTGTAGGTAAGTTTCAATATGTAGGACGTACTTTACAAGATGAAGTAGATAAGAATGGCTATGATCTTAACGCTAAGTTTGACGCTAATATGCAAGATACGGTTTTCTACAACCACGCTAATAGAATAATAAAGAACCTTAAAACACAAGAAGGCAAACGCTCTAAGATGAGGTCTACTTGGGAGGGTTTTCAGAGTAAAAAAGCCGTATCAGATAAAGAGTTAGATGCGCTTATATCTGAGATTGAAGACCGCAAATAAAAAGAGGCTAAAATAAAAATGACTAAAGCATTAAATGGGCCAATCCCCGGTCAATCTCTCACAGATGAACCCGGAAACTACCCTTGGGAGCGTCCACCTGAGACTGCTGATCCTGCAGAAGCACTTAGTATGTATCTAAAAAAGATGTCTAAACCTGAGTTTATGGATAGTGCGCTTTATATGATGGAACTTGGCATACCTGCAGAGGTAGTCACCAATACTACTATAACTATGGCTATAGGCAATGGTATACACAGTATTGATGTTGGCCTTATTATTGCCCCTGCGATTCATAAAGAAGTTGTTTCTATTGCACAAATGGCTGGTATTGAATATGATGAATACTTCCCTGATGATGAAAGAGCAGAGCAGGACGCTAAAGAACGTGTTAAAGAGATTGTTATAGCAAAGCTAAGGCGAAGCCAACCTAAAGGTGAGGCTAAAATCTCTGAAACTATGGAAGCTATGACTAGCCCCGAAACAGAAAAGTTTGAAGATATGCGGGAGTCTGAAGAAGAAGTAGCAGAAGAGATGACGCCTGATAATGAGATGGCTATGGATAAGCCTACACAAGAGCCGCCTAGTGATATGGGCAAGGGCTTAATGAGTAAAGGGGTATAACTCATGGCTATTAATTTAAGTTTCTTAGGAGCCGTAGCAGGGGCTGCACAGGGCTATTCAGATAGGGTAGATTCCCTTAGAGACGAGCTAAAGGATAACAAGCGTAGGCAACGTGAGTGGTTAGCTACTTATGGAAACAAAGCTTTAGATGAAAGCAATAAACAACAAGATACTATTACAAATGCTTTAGATGATTTACAAGCAAGAGGGTTAAAGGTTCCTGATGCAATTCAACTATTACAAAAGCATGGCGCAGGTGCTGTGCTTCAATTACAAAAGTATGTAAAAGACTACGAAGAAACAAATAATACAAAAGTAGATGAAGTACTTATGAATAAGCTGTGGACTGCTGCAGAAGACTTTACTACAGAAGATAGAACTTTTGAGGATGCTGTAAATACACTATTTGGCTCTCCTAAAGATGGCGCAAATGCCCCTGTAATACAAGAGGTAGAAGATAGAAACTTCTTTGAGCGAATTAAATACAACATGGGTGATCGTTACGAGGATGAGTATGAAGACTTCTTAAGCGATCCAACTGAGGGTATTGGCGGTAAGTCCATCAAAGAACTGAGAGCTATGTCAGTGTCTTCGCCTTCTATGCTTGGTACTGATGGTTCTGCTGTGTTTGACAGGTCTGTTCTTAGGGGTAGTGAGCCTTCTGCGGGAGAAGCTAGGCTTTGGAAAGACACTGTACCTCTTATTGTAAGAGAGGCTCTTAAAAATCTTTCGCCAGAAGACAGAGAAGCCGTTGAAATGGAGGATGCAGAGACACCTTCAGGTCTGAGAGTCCGTG